AAGGATTGATTCTGATTCCGGGAAAGGCGAAACCATCAGCCGGAGACCAGCCTTAGCTTATTCTCCCCGGAAGCTGTCCAGACGACCGGGACCACCGCACTGTCCTGCCGCAACGTCTCCGGCCGTACCAGCTGTCGTAGCCTGTACCGTGACCGTCGCCGAACTGGTGCCTATTGGAAAAATGTAGGCGTTGGCAACCGCATTCCAAAACTGTTGAGTTGAATCGGCGATAACCACAAACGTCTGGGAACCATCACCGGTGGTAACCATTGCTCCGACCGGGATGGTGGCCGCTTGCAACGGCGGCGTATATGCTGAAAATATGACCTGCCCTGTCGCATAGGTGGCCGCAATTCGCGTAAGCGTGAAATCGGCCATCCAACTGTCGAGATCTGAACCGTTGCTGGTAGACGCCCGAGTGAGCGATAGCACTTGCAACATCAGTCCCTGCAACCACAACCCCAGCCATGCGGCGCCTTCAACAATTGCGCGCAGCACCGAACCAGTGGTGAAATCCAGCGGTGCGGTCGGCAGCGCAGCCGCCTGCACCACGTTCACCTGGCCACTGACTAGCGCGGTGAAGCCCTGAGTCTGTCCGGATATGCTACCGCTCATCGGTTCACCTGTTCACGTCGAAGCCAATCATTATGGGCTCTCCAGTCTGCGCATCATTGTACTGCGCAATGACCGAGATCCCGTTGAGTATAGTGCCGATTGTCACCTGCGGTGGCGGATCAGCTGCGACTGCGACTTCCTGCAACATCTGCGAGCGCACCACCGCTTCTACCTGAGCCGGTGTAGCCGCCGTTCCGACCATGGCAGGCAGCCCGGCCCCATAACCAGGGTGACCGAGGTAATCGCCCGGATTTGTCAGTAGCCGCCGGATCACCCGTTGCCGACCCGCCTCCGAACCCATCGTCAAAAACAGGTCCGACGTCGGACTGAATGACAGATCATTCTGCCAGATTAATGCTGCATCTGCCATCAAGCACCCATCAGGTTCTGGGTCAGCTGCGACTGCGTTATCGGCGTCTGCGGTACCCCGGTTGCGCCACCGCCAGGTTGCACGCCACCATGCGAGTGATTGTTAAATAGAGTGACGAAGGCGTCATGTACTAGCTGATGGAAGGTCGAATTTGCCGCACCAGCTTGAATATTTTCCGATACGAGCTCGACCAACCCATTCGCGTGCAGTTTCAGTGCAACACCGTTTTTGTGCTGCAGCCACATGTCGCCGGCCGGCACCGCGAGCGGCTTGTCCACTTCACTGTAGAGTTGATGCGACACATAGCCTGCATTCGGGTCACCGTCATGATAAGAAACCACAACCTGCGCGCCAATCACTGGCGCCATGTGTAAGCCCCAGCCGTTCCCGGTCCATGCCGAGCCGATCGGCAGCCAGCCGGATATTTTGTCCTCGTCGAGAAATTTGACTTTCACTGCGTGGCGCGTCTGATCATAGCTGTCAACCAGCCCGATCCGGGGCCAACCTCGCCGTTTAAGTGCCCTCTCCACTTCACGCTGGATGATGTCGCGTAACCCCTCGCTCATAGCTGTACGACCGATTGTGGACTACTGTTCTTCGCCTCGACACGCATGGAAAAGCCACGGTCCATCGCGCATTCAATACGAAGTTCCGTGACGAAATAATCCTGATCAAAGTCCGTGCCAGTGCCGGTCAGGGTTATGATCGAGCGTGGCGTCAAGGTGAGGTCGCCTGGCATCGCGAGACGTATGCGGCGTTCATGCAAGGTGAGATCATTTAGTCGCGCCGCGGCCACGGCATTGGCTTGCTCTTGTGTCAGACCGGGTTCGCGAAAGATATAGGTGGTCGGCGGAATCGCATTTGGTCGCGTCGGCTGAAGGGTTTTTTGTGCCTGGCGTGTTGCCGTGATGGCAGTTTTCAGCTCGTGATTCCACGAAATGACCTTCACGATCACATCGTTAGCCAGCGTGAGGTCGCGTTGCATGATCAGGTCGCTCACGCTCGCGGTTGGAACCGCACCGCTGCCATCATAATTTACGATGTACGGCGTGCTACTTGATGTAGTCGCCGGTGGTTGAAAGAATAGCGTGCTACCTTCGACATAGATATTGAAGCCTTCATGCTGTGCAAGGTAGGTTAGTAAAGTCCACTCGCTGATCTGATTGGTCACCTCGGCATGGTCCACGTCATAGTATTTGCCGGCGGGCGTGGTCGTCGCCTGTGCTTGCGCCTGTAGACCCTGCCGTGCCGCCAGGGTTTGAACGATCTGGCTGCTGGTTAGATTCTGAAATTTCTCCGAGGTTTTCGTCTCGATAAAAGAACTCGTGTAATCACGACCTGACAATGTCATCAGTTGTCGTGCCTGGTTGATCATGACCTTGTCGACGGGCCCAAGAATCACGCTTTGTGGCGCGCCGCCATCGAGCGCGATCATGAGATTAAGCTCGACGCTGTCCTGCAGCGCCCAGAATGACGTCGGATATAAAGCGCCCGTCTCGTTGAGCGCAATTCGAGCGGTGAACATATCAGCCGAAAAGAAATTGTTGCGGATAACGGACAGCGAGAGTAAACCCGGCACACGCTGCCCGTTCACCGCCATTGCAATAGCCGGCTGACGGGTCGCCGGCCAGGCGTTCGCATTAGGGCTGCCCAAGGATGCCACCATTACCTGCGTTGGGATCAACCGGAGGAATAATAAGCGTCACAACGCCGTCAAGAAATGGGTCCCACAGGCCGTTCGCCGCCGCAATACGATTCCATTGTGTCGCGTCGCCGAGTTCTTCGGCGGCGATACGAAACAAGTTTCCACCCGCCACGGTCAATGTCGTGTTGCCGCTCATTGTGGAGCCGTCGCAAGGTTGCTCTGCATCCTCGTGAGAACAGCAGAAGATTGCGTTGCGTTTGCTAGGAGCTGCATGTTGCCCGTCTGCTGCGTCAAGGAAGATGCCAGAACGGCAGGGTCTGCGCCGGCCACGACACCGCCCGCCGCCGCCGCGGGAAGACCGCTGTCCAGGCTCGACTGCAAGCTCTGCGCGGTTGAGAGCGTCGTGCCAACCGCGTTGGTAAGTGGCAGCAAAGCCTGTGGCCCGGCACCTTGCAACGTACCCTGAGCTGCTTGCGCCGTAGCGACCTGCGCCAGCCCCGCAGTGACGGTTGGCAAGTCGGCAGCAGCCGCACTGACTGTCGCGAAGTCGGCTCCGAACAGGTCATCCAGCGTATCCGCTGCACTCTGCCATAATAGCTGCGTGAGATCGGCCACCACGGTCAGGCTGATGGTATAGGGAATTTCGTAGTAGCGCTCGAAGCTCCAGCTGAAGGCGTCGACGATCACCTGATAGCGGTTGGTCCAATAGCTGAAAACGGTCGGATTCCCGCTGCGAGCCAAGGTCTCCAGCAGCCGCGCGTTCAGCATTGCGCCGGCACCGCGTAGTCGGCCGGAAAATCGGATCTGTTCGGCATCCCAACCCATCACGTCGATAACGCGGGTCCCGCCGATCAGCTTATGCACCACCATCCGCTGGCGCCCGCCACCATTGATTCGTTCAGGCACCGCCCAGCTGGTGAAAGCGAATCCGCCCAGCAAAACAGGTGTATCAGTCATGGCTTCAGCTTTCGACGGGTGTATAGGAACGTCGTGGGTCGAAGCCGCCGGCGCCCGGAAGAGGGCCGTTCATCCAGTCAACAATATGCTGTGTGACCGCTTGCGCGATCACCTGGCCGTCAAGATGGACAGCGGTCTGGATAACGAGCGGCGGCGCCTCGCTTGCGCTGCCAGCATCCGACGCCGGCGCGGAATCAACAGCGTCCGATATACCCGCTGCCTGTCTCTCCGGGCGAAAGATGTTCGTTTCTGCTACCGGCGGCGGCGCAATGCGGGGGTAAGATTGATCAAGACCAACCATCGGCGGGAAACCACCCGTAATTGTCGCCATCAGACGTGCAGTTTCAGTCGCGGTGGAACTCATTCCGGCGACGGCAAGTGCGAGCGTCGATGCTGTTCCGACATCCGAAATGCCGCCCGACCATCCGCCAGGCTGTGGTGGGTCGCCAACATATTTAGGCGCAGCCGTGTCACGTTCAGTAGACTCATTCATCCGCGTTGTTGTTGGAAAACTCAAAAGGCGTGCACGATCGCCGGCAAAATCGTGCGCGGTCATGATCCCGCCTACACCGGCAATCCGGGCCGAAAGATCATCGAGCAACTGACGGTCGCCCGGCCGCAAGCCATGATTTGCATCCGCCCGATCAAATGGATCCCGCATCGAAAATTCATCTCCGCCCATCGGCAAAGATTTTTGCAGCACAGCCAGATCGGGCAAAGCCGTGGATCGTGGATCGCCACGGGACAATAGCGTCGCCAAGCTTGGCAAGATCGCCATTGCGGGATCTGGCACGATCGCTTCGCTCCGCCTGTTAGGCCAAAATCCGTCGACGGTTGCCGCGATACCGGCGGGCGCCATCGCTGCAGCCACCCCAGCCGCGCTGCTCTGTTCCGGAGAATGCGCTACGGGCGCCAAGGTGACCATCGGCTCATTTCGCGGTAGCCCCGTCGCGACCTGCCATATCCCTGAGGTTGGTACCGACCCCTGATCTCGCTGCAGCGATTTCTGCTGTCCTGCCAGGTCAATCAACCCCGTATGAACGGCGGACAGCCCGCTCTGGCTTTGCGCAATCTGCTGATTCAGGGAGGTGAAATCACGCGCGAGGCTCGCCACCGTCGATTGAGTATCAGCCGAATCGAGTGTCATCTGCACGCCGATACGGAATGCCTCGATCATCGGCGTTGGTCCGCACCACCGCGAAGGCCGCGGCGGAATGCACCTGCAAAACCCTCCGCCAGCACGCTCCCCACATCATCCAGTCGTCGCGCCGCTGCAGCACCCAGGAATGACCTAGGCGTCGTCACGGTGCTGCCGAATTCCTGCGCCACCGCCACCTCCCCGATATCACGCGCGGGATCATCATGGCTGCCACCGCCTATGATGCGGCTGGCCACGCCGACGCAGGCCTTGCCGCCATCCACGGCGATCTCGATGTTGTCGCCCAACCCAGCCGTTTTCTGATCGCCCCCTAAAAGTCCTTTCGCCTCGCTCTGCAGCATGGTGCATGCGTTTTCCATCGTGGCGGCCTGCGCTGCCTGCCATTCGGTCAGCCACCGCTGCAGTAGTGGGGGGATGTCGCCGAGACGAACGTCAATCGCCATCACGCGCGCTCCATGACAAAGTATTCCAATCGAATTGCGCTGGCATTCGCGACCCGGCCCCGAGTTCACCGAAGACAACGCAGGTCGCCCAGGCTTCCGCCGGATCCATTTGAAAAGCCATCTCATAGGGCACCCCGCAGCTGAC